TCGTAGGCCTTCCCCTCGATCGACACCTTGACGCGGGACTTGATGTTGATATCAGCCATGGTTCACCTCTTAGGCCGGTGGCAGGACGGTGGCGGCGAAGCCAGCGTTCGGCCGGTAGGGTGCGAGCACCGGGGCAGACTGCAGCAGCAGCATGCGTGCAGACGGATCTTCGACGACCCAGGACTTCGAGAAGTACTCGCGAGCCTGGAAGCCGGCAGCCTCGTCCTTGATCGCGCCGAAGTGACGGACGCCCATGATGTCGCCAACACCCAGCACGGTGCCGCGAGGCATCATCGCGGTTTCGGTGCTGGCGCCATCCGCCAGGTACCAGTCGGCGTACACCCAGTAATCGAAGGTGCCGTCGTTGCCCTTGTACTGGATGTGGTCAGGGATGGTGCCCAGGTCGATCTCGCCGGCCTTCACGCGGCGCAGGTCGAGTTTCTTCTCAAGCAGCGAGCTGGCGCGGAAAACGCCCCAGGCCGCTGGGTCCATGACGATGTTACGGACCACGCTGCCCGACTTCTGCAGCACGTCGAGCGCCCACTCCTCGAGGTCGACCAGAGGATCAACACCGCTCTCGCCCCAGTAGGTGCCAGAGCCCAGGGCGATGGTCAGGTCGGCATGGCGGCCGAAGTTCAGGGTGATCGCCTTCTCGGCTCCGTCCGGCATGAGCATGTTCATGCTCAGGCTGCCAGTGCGCAGGATCTGCGAGGCCCAGACCTCCATGCGACGGGTGAGCATGTCGGTCTGATCGCGCAGGTCGGCACGGATCGCCAGCTCTGCGCGCTGCGCGTTGGTCAGGGTGCCACCGGTGCCGATCTGCTCGCCGATGGTGCGCTTGAACGGGCGGGTGGCGTCGTGGACACGCAGGTCCTTGACATAGGCAGGCTTGATCGACTTGGTCTCGTAGCCGCGAGACTCGACCAGCTTGCCCGGAACCAGCGGGTGCACGATCGGAGCGAGGCGACGCTTGGTGCCATCGGTCTCGACGTCGAAGTAAACGGTATCCTGCTCCGCCAGCACAACCTGGTTGAAGAAGGTGTTCAACAGGAACGCCGGGGTGCGCTTCAACGAGAGCACCACGCCGTTCAGGTAGCCGAGGCTGTAGATATCCATGTTTCAGTGTCCCCCAGTTAGGCCGGAATGGCGTCGTGCAGGTAGATCGACCGGGCGTGCAGAGCTTCCCGCACGCTGGCAGCGGTGTGGCCGGTGCCGAAGGTCATCTTGTTGCTGTTGAAGTCGCCGGCGACGTACTCGAACGAGACTTGGTCGCCAGAGGTGGCGTTCACGTCCTCGCCCAGGATGCCGACCGGGGTCTGCGAACCATCGACGGCAGCCGACAGGCTGAGGATGTACTTTCCGGTCGCGGTGACCTTGCCGAGCAGCGCGCCACGGGTCAGGTTCTGGCCGCTGGCGATGGTGATGCCCAAAGTGCGGATCGGATGATCGCCGCCGATCAGCAGGTCGGCTGCATAGGTGCCTTCGCTGCCGTTGAACGCTGGTTTGAAGTCAGTAGCCATGATGCAGTTCCCCCTTAGTTGATGCCCATGGATGCGCCGAGTTTAGCCGAGCGCGCGACGGCGGCCTCGACGGTATCCTCACCCTTGTCGGTGTCAGCGCCGACCTTCGGGTTGTCGACGCTGGCCATCGCGGCCGCCAGCGCATCAACCTTCGCCGGCGCCTGGGCGGTGGCCTTGGCCGATTTCGACAGCAGGGCCACGGAGGCCTCGGCGGTGGTGTCAGTGTCGAACGCCAGATGGTTGGCCAGTTCGGTGCGGCCTTCGGCCTGCTCGCTGGCGAGAATGCCCTTGATGCGTGCACGCTCAGCGGTCACGCCGGTGGCTTCGCCTTCCTTGCGGAACGCTGCGGCCACCTCGGGGAACTTCTCAGCGACTTCGTCTTTGTTCATCGTTGTTTCCTCAGAAGCATTGATTTCAGCACCGCCGGCGGCGGCTATCTGGGTTGGTGCCGTGCGTTCTGCGGGATTCTGCATCTCGGCCAGCACGGCCTCGAACGAACCCACGCGATCAGCAAGACCGGCGGTTACTGCAGCCTGGCCGACGCGGACGTCGCCCTGGCCGAAGTTCTCCATCACCGTTTCAGCGTCGACCCCACGGTACTGGGCGACCTTCGCGATGAACACGTCAGAAAGTGAATCGACCATCGCCTGCAGGCGGTTCTGACCATCCTCGGTCGAAGCATCTACTGCCTTGTGCGGCGACTGGCTGCTGACGATTGTATAGGTTTTTACGCCCGCTTTCGCGTCTTTTTCCTTGGTGTCGGTCACGCTCATGATGGTGCCGATGCTGCCAAGGATAGCCGTGTCGCTGGCGATCACCTCGTCGGCAGCAGATGCGATCCAGTACGCCGCCGAGCAGCCCATGCCTCCGACGTAGGCGACGATCGGCTTGGTGCCGCGCGCCTGGTAGATCTGGTCGGCGAACTCGGACACGCCGTTGGCCTCACCGCCAGGGCTGTCAATGTTCAGCAGGATGGCGCTGACGTTCGGATCATTGAGCGCGCGGTCGAAGTCCTGCGCCAGCATGTCGTAGCTGGTCGCACCGCTGATCTGCGAGAACATGGTCGCGTAGCGGATCAGCGGCCCCTGTACCGGCAGGATCGCGACGTTGCCGCGCAACTCGACATCGTAGGAGTTGCGCAGCGGTCGGCCCATCTCCTTGGCTACAGCCTCCGGGCTCATGTTCTCCCGGGTGGCGATGCTCATGATGGTTTCCATCACCTCGGGAGTGCACGCCCAGGGCTGCGATTTGATGCGGGTCAAGATGTGGAACAGCATCAGCGTTCCTCCTCGGTAGGGTTGTCGGTGTCCTCGTCATCCTGCGCGGGCGCGGGTGGGGACGATGTGCCAGGTGCGCCGCCCTGCACGGGGCCGGCGTGGATGTCCTGCATGCCGAGAGACAACGCGAAGTCGCGCTCGCGGGCGCGCTGCTGCAGCACCTCCTCCCAGTCGTCGCCCTGCTCGGCGCATTCCTGCTCGAGCGTCGACATGCCCATCTTCATGCGGGTGTCCGATGCCTGGGCCTCTTTGAGCGGGTCCAGCAGGCCACGGCCTGGGCCGATCCACCGGCACCGGGTGTACGCGGCGCGGTTCTCGTAGAAGTCAGGCGCGTCGATCTCGCCCTTGCTGACCGCTTCCTCCATCCAAAGTTCGTAGCAGGGGTCGGCCCAGTAGGTGGCAATCCAGTCGCGGCGGGCCATGAAGTAGCGCCAGGCCTCCAGCAGTGCCGCCCTGGCGCTGCTGTAGTTGGTCTTGCTGAAATCCTTCATCAGCAGTTCGTAGGGCATGTTCAGGCCGGCGCTGATGTAGCGCAGCACGGCCTCGACGAATGCCGAGTACGCGGTGTTCGGTCGCCCTGGGTTGAACGCGCTCAGCTTGTCACCAGGGAACAGCGGGATCACGCTGGCGCCTTCAAGCTTCACGTCGAAGCCAGCGGCGTCGCGCTCCTTCATGTACTTCTTGCTGTCGCCGAACAGGCTCGCGATATCATCGCCACCCATCGGGGTCTCGATGAATGCGGCCACCAGGGCATTCGCGACCGTGGCCTGCAGCTCGCTGCGCTGGTAGTGGTCCAGCATCTTGAACGCACCCATAACCGAGGCGAGGATCGCCTTTCCTCGGGTCTGGCCTGCGCGCAGCTTCTCGTACAGGTGGATCACGCGGCGCCGGCCCCAGGCGGTACGGGCCTCGACGCGCTCGAACGTGATGTCGCCGCCGAAGCCGTAGATGTCGCCCGGGTGCGACTTGCGGATGTGGTAGGCCACGGGCTCGCCGTACTCGTTGATCTCGATGCCGTCGCGCATCTTCTCGGTGATAATCCCGGTCTGCGTTCCCAGGCGTGCCGGGTCGATAGCCTGCAGCGCGGTGGCCCACTTGGCGCCCGGGCGATCCGGCAGCCACATGGCCAGCGCCAGACCTTCGCCACTCAGGAACGCCGCACGCAGCTGCAGCACGGTCATGCCGCCGAAGTTCAGTTGCCGGGCGGCATCGAAGTCGGTGCTGTCGGCGAACGTGCGCCACTTGGCCTCGGTGATGCGGGCCCACTCGGCCGCCCATTCCTGCGTTTTGCCCAGGGCGCGCCAGTCGGGTTTCGACGCCAGACGCAGGCCGGTTCCGACGATGTTGTCGACCTGGGTGCGGATGGCGCCGCCGGCGATGCCGTTGTTGCGCTCGAGGTCGTAGCTGCGCGCCGCGATGGTGCAGTTCTCGCCGAGCATCTCGGCATCGGCGGACGCAAGCGGCGGCAGCCACTCGCGCAGCTCGCGGGCAACTCGGGACGCAGCAAAGTGCGCGGTGTCCTGCATCTGCAGAGGCATGCCGCGGTGGTCCAGCAGTTGCACTCGTCCGTTCATCAGAATACGAACCTGACAGGGCCGCGTGCCCGGCCAGTCCCTTCTGCCACAGCGATCTCGTCTTTGAGTTCGTTGATGTAGCGTCGAAGTTCGGCCAGGGATGCGGCGGTGTACGTTACGGATTTGCCCGCACCGAAGGACACGGTCTGTTCCTTGGTGCCGGTCACCAGCTTGTGCAGAGCCATCTCGGCCTCGGCGAGGTTCAGTTTTTTCTGCAGCAGCTCTGCTGGGGTCATGAGTAGTTATCGCTCGCCTTGATCACCCGTCGCCGGCCGACGACTGGGGCTTCCTCTTCCTCTGGCCCGGCGACCTTCACCGCCTCTGCCAGTTCCTGCCATTGCTCGTCGTCCCACCGATCCACGCCAGCCAGGTGAGCCACGGCCCGGGCGTACACCCGGCAGTCGAGCGGCTCGTTGCGCTCGTAGACCTTCTCCCACTGGTAGCGGCGGAAACCCTTCACCAGTCGAGGCACAATCTCCTCAGCGGTGATGCCGCGGAAGTATTCTTCGCCGTACTCTGGGAAATGGCAATAGCCGAACGGAAGTATATCACCACTCTCGGCGGTCGGTTTTTCTTGCTTTAGCCACCCGTAAATCTCGGTTTTTACCAGGGATGTCCCGACAGGCCACAGCTTTACACTGCGACCCTTGCGTTTCCCTCGGGTGTCTACTTGGACCTTCTTGGGCTGACCGACGACCATGCTGTACGTGTCGCGACCGTCGACGCCGAAGACGCGGTTCTGCGCCTGGCGCTCGACCCATTGGTACACGATGCTGGTGTTGTACCCGGTGTCGATCGCCAACATGCTGATCTGCAACTGGCCGCCGTGCTCATGCGGGAACCACTCACCCAACAGGTCGTCGAGGCGCTTGTACGGCGAGTTCGGGGTGTCGAGCTGGGAGGTGTCGCCCGGGAACACCCGGTAATCGACAGACCACGATTCCATGCGCGGGCCGTAGGCCACGATCTCGGCCACGATGTAGCCCTTCTGCACGTCGACGCCGGCGAACAGCACCAGGCCACCGGCCGGCACGATGTTGGTGCGGTAGCTCTCGCGGCGGTCGTACAGGCGCTTCCAGTCCGGTGCGTCGCCCTCGCCCTTGTACGGCTCGCCGAGCACGGTGTTGATGAACGTCTTCCGCTCCTCGACGTTCTTGTGCGAGTCCAGCCACTCGCGCGCCAACTGCTCCCAGGTGGCGTTGGGGCTGTAGCTGTAGGCCGCCCAGATGTGGAACGACGCGTGCCGCGGCTCGGCGTTCGGGTTCGTGGCCACCCACCCGTAGCGCTTGTCGCCCGCCAGGTTGCGGCGGTCGGCCTCCTCGACCATCCAGCGCTGCCACTTGTACTCGATCCGGCGTACCTCACCGGTCTCGGGGTCGCAGCACTCAGGGTTCTCGCAGATGAAGTGCGCGGTCTCGGGCCGATCCTTCTCCCAATTGAGGTTCTTCCACCGCAGCACCTGGGGGAACTGGCAGTGCGGGCACGGCACGAAGTAGTACCGCATGTCGCCCTTCTCGAACCGGCGCTTGATCCGGCTTGTGGCGTCCAGGGTCGGCGTGCTTCCCGCCAGGATCTTGCGGTTCCAGAAGAAGTCCGTCCGCTTGATACCCAGCTTGATCTGGTCGCCCTCCTCGCCGGCGGTGGCCGCGTAGCCGTCCACCTCGTCGAAGCCCACGAACCGCATGGACACCCGGCGGAACCCGCGCGGGCTGTCAGCGCCGATCATGCGCAGCTGACCACCAGGGAACTGCTTGTGCAGGATCGTGTTGCCGCTGTCGCGACGGCCCGAGTCCTTCACCAGGGCCGCCAGCACCTCGGTGTCACGGATCATCGGGGCGATCTCGTCCTTCGAGTAGCCCTCGGCGTCACCGATGGTCGGCTGCACGATCATCATCGGGCACGGGTCGTAGTGCATGAAGAACCCGACCGCGTGGTTGATGATCTTGGTCCAGCCCACCCGGGCGGACTTCATGCACGTAACGGCCTCGATGTGCCGGTCGGTGATCGCGTCCATGATCCCGCGCTGGTACGGGATGGTCCGCCACCTGCCGGTGACGTGCGACGACTCCCCGGACAGCACCGCGTACTCGTCCGCCCACTGCGACAGGGTCAGCTTCGGCGGCGGCGCCCAGGCCGGCATGATCTCTGTCTCGAAGAACAGGTCAGCGTCCAAGGGCAAGCTCTCCCAGTGCCTCGTCGATCAGGTCCTCGAGCACCTCGATGTCGCGGACGGTCAGCGTCGGGATCTGCCCCTTGGCCGTTGAGGGCACACCCCGCAGTTTGCCCTGGGCGGTCTTGATCAACTCGACGTAGCGCTGCTTGATCTTCTCGGCGTCGACCAGCTTGCCGATCTTCTCCTCATGCAGCACCCGCGCTGTCTTGGCCTCGTAGTAGGCGGTGATGGCCTTGCTGGCGCCGATTGACGGAACGGCCTCGCCGTCGACCTCTGCCTCGGTCGGGATCTCGATGGACGACGCTGCCATGGCGGCCTTCGCCCTGAGCTTGGGCTCCTCGCCTCGCGCCCTGGCATGAGCTGCGGCCCGCCCCTCGCTCAGCACCTGCTTGTCACGCACCTGGTTGGGGTCGACCCGCTGCCCCCAGCACACGCGTGCCCGCTCGGGATTGGTGATGACCGGCACCATGCGGCCCGGCCCGGTCTTGAGTTTTCGCTGACCGACGCAGTCGGCTGGGATCTTGCCGGTGGCGATGGCCTTGCGCACCGCCTCACCGGTCTTGTTCACCCAGCGGCCGAACTCGCGCAAGCCCATCGGCTCGGCGTCAGCGTCGTGCTGGTCGGTTGGTTGTCGTTCCAAGGCGTACCCGGCGATCAGTGTAAGTTGGCAACAGCGATTCTACAGAGTTGACAACTGGTCCGCCAAGATCTCGCGGGTGGTTTTTACTGCGAACTCCTCGCGATTACTTTCGGTGCACAGGTGTTCACTGAATTCGGTGAACGGTTGTGCACTGAGTTTGCCGGGCAGCCTGCTGGCC